CTTTGGCTGTTCCAGCTTGTACTATAGGAGGATTCTCTGCACAACAAACGATTACTACCAATATAACATATTATATTGCAACAACCGGAAACGATACTACTGGAAATGGGTCATCTGGAACTCCTTGGTTGACAATTGCAAAAGCAATGTCATATTTAGCGTCATTTATTATTGCATCTGGTGTCACTATAACAATTACGATGGCAGACGGGCACTATTCCGTTGCGGCGGGAACATCTTTAAATCACCCCTTTGGATCACAAATTAAACTTACAGGAACAAATACATATTCAAAAACAATTAGCTCAATCAACGCCCGCTCGGGTGGCGCGGGCGCATGGTCCTATCAGTTAGTTTTGAATAACGCCAACAATATTGCAATTGGTGATTATGTTTTAATTTCCGCTATGGCTGGCGGTACGAACCCATCATTTTTGGATGGTTGCCATGTGGTTACGGCTTTTGATGTAGGTAATAAATATGTTACATTGACATCTGTTCATAAATCAGCAGCTTACGCTAGTAATATTTCTAGTGGCACATTAGTAGTAGTAAAAGCCGTAATTACTTGTGCCGGGGACGGACTTACCTTAACTGTAGGAAGTAAATTTCAATTAATTTCTAATTTGGTTTTAGCTGGTCCAGGTGCAACTAATATAGGAATAACTATAGATGGATCAGCGATTTGGATTGGTGTCAATGTAGGTTGTTGTAATTTTAATTATGGCTGGAACGTACAAAATGGGGCAATATTAACAACAGTTACATCGGCACTTTTTTCGTCTGGTTGTACTATAGGTTTTCTTACGCAGGCTAACTCAGGTGTAAATTTATTTTATGCCATAGCGTCGGGGAATACGTATGGATTTTACGTACTTCAAAGTAGCTCTAGCGACGCAGAACAAACGGTAGCAACAGGTAATACAACGGGATATTATGCAGATAAAGCTGCCTATATTCGTGTATCATCAAATACTGCCTCAGGAAATACTACTGATTATAATCCCACTATAAACACACAAAGCGGAATGTCATATATTCAATCATAATTATGCCTGGAGTTTATGTAGCATTACCACCTGGACCCGGAAACCCGCCCGTAGCGCCGGGGTGGAATATATATTGGGCTTTCCCTGGACCGCCGTTTTCACCGGGATACTGGCCGATGTATGCGGTTAGTTTGACGGCAGATCAAAGAGTGAAAGTTGGGTCGGCTTTAGGGAATTGTAAGGCAATCGTTTCGGACTTTATAGATTTTACGACAACAAAACCAGATGGTCATTTGGAGTGGAATGCCGGGGGTTATGGTATAAGAAATCCCGGTCCATTTGAACCAGACATTACCACAGACTATGAAGAGGATAGTGAGGGTTTTTGGGGCGATTCTCCCGAACTTTATTTTGATATTTCAGATGCCGATGTAGGAAAATGGATACCGCTTACTGTAACTGCTGGGCCATTTAATTACACACTTAGCTTGCTTCCGGGATTTTCTAGCACAACTACTTATTATTTTTCTGATACAGTAGATGTGCTTGTGGTAGACCCGCATACAAACGCTGGTTTTAATGTAGAACCTACTAGTGGACTTATTACTACAAGAGATGGTGGAACAGATCAATTTTCCGTATGTCTTAAATGCCAACCAACTGCACCCGTAACCGTACCTGTTTATACAAGCAATAATCAAGAAGGTAAAGTTTCTGACTTAGGAGTTTCGCCTGTTCTTTGTAATGCAACGTCAATTAGTTTTGATCAAGGAAATTGGGACATTCCCCATTACGTTACGGTTACTGGTGTTCCCGATAGCCATTTAACTAAAGACGTGAAATATAAAATTAAGATGGGGCCGACCGTGAGTCTTGATAGAGATTACAATAAGAAATATCCAAGCAGCGTGTCAGTGACGAATGTTGGACCAAAAATAGTCATTACTGTTTCTAATGTTAATTTGATTGTGGGGGGTCCTGGGTTTGCCATATTAGAAACGGCTGATATTCATAGTATTGATGATCCTGATAATGATTACGCAAATATTAGAATTGCAGACGAACAAGAGGGTTTAAATTTTAATGGCACATCTTGCAGCAATAATTTTACCCTAACTGATTTGTCATATTCGGGAGGAGTTATTACTAGTAAATCATTTATTACAAACCATAATATTTATGAATTTACAGTGTGGTTATCTACGGGATTCTCAGGGGACTCTGTTTCTGCAACGATTAACGTTAAACTTTACAATAAAGATATACTTATAGATGAACATAGCAGATCGTTTAGTTGTGGACCAGAAGGTTTATTTGTAACGTGGTTACGGCTGGACTTAACAGACAACACCTATATAATCACAGAACTTTAAAGGAAACATAACATGGCCGATGATCTTTACTATAGTCCGTATAACCCACAAGTCGGATATGGCCTTCAGGGTGCGCAATTTAATCTCCAGCAACAGCAATGGAATTGGCAAGTACAGCAATATCAGCAGCAGCAAGCTCAGCAGCAAGCCGCTGCTCAACAGTCAATGGCCGGCCTTAACTCATTAATAAACTCTTATAATACTTCATTCAACGCCGCTCAAGCTTTAAACGAATCTCAATATCAAGCGGAGATGGCCGCTGCCGGAACCGAAACCGGCCAAAAACGCGCGGATATTATTAGTGCTTTTGGTGCTCAAGGTTCTCAACAAATGCAACAACTTGCTAAGCTGGGTATGGGCAATACTACAGTTGGACAATCATTGGGGCAGGGTAACATGCGCCAACAACAGGCTGCTTTAAATACAGCGGCAGATACATCATTGCAGACTAAGTTAGGGATTATGGAAAATAGAAATATCATGTATCCCACAACCGATATAATTTCTGCGCTTACTGGACTTATTGGACAACAAACTGGCATCTACGGAACAGGTGGAATATCAACGGCTTTAGGGGGCATGACCCTTGGTGCTGGGACTGGGGCAGCAGGGACAACTGGAACAGTAGGTACATCGCCAAGTGTCGGAACTAGTTATCCCGCAGTATCGGCGGCGCAAGGAGTAAAGTAAAATGCCTAAAATAGTATTTAATAAACAGAATTGGGACGCCCTTGCTCACGCGCTTAGCGGGGGGCACCAACAAATAATTCCACAAGCAACTGCACATCCAAGCGGGGGTGGGGGCGAAGGTGCTACGCCACGGCACGCCGGAGGAGGCGGAGGGGGTCGCGGTCAAACCCCAGGACAGGCGGAAAGAGAAAGCATACAAAATAAAATGCTAAGAGAAAAGGAATTCCAACAGTGGATTGCTGGTATTCCAGGAAAGTATGGTATAACTCCTGAAATGCAAGCGGCACAACGTCATCAGGAGGCTACGCAGCAGGCCCACCAATATGCAATTCAAAAAATGCAAGAGCAACAAAAGCTTTTAGAAGATACTTTTGAAAAAAGGTTTACCTTTAAACAGAAAGCACAAATATCACAACTTAGGCAATCTCAAAATGAGTTGAAAAATAATCCTAATTTTTCTGATGAAGAAAAAGCTGCAATAAATCGTGATATTGAATTAAAAATTTCAGGAGTAACACCAAGTGATTTAGTTAAGTTACAGCCATATACTAAAGGCAAGGAAATTGGGAGCGTGTGGGATGAAGGTGGATATAAACTTTCAAGGGATGCTAATGGTAAGGTATTTAAGGTAGACAAGAATCAAAAAAGCCCGGCAGATTATCAAGCGGAGTTGGAACACGATCATGCAAAGAAAACTTTGGATTGGCGAGAAAAGGCGACCACGGAAGATTTAAATAAGGGAAGAAAGAGCGCAGACGGCAGTTCGTTAGAGCCTAAATATCGCACTATAGATGAAGTTAATAAGATGATGGATACTGTTCATGGCCTTCGCCGAATGCCGCCAGAAATAAGCACAGAACAATTGCAACAAATGCAACTCAATAAACATCAGGACATCTTAAATGACGCAATCAAAAATCCAGATAAACTAAATAATCCAGATTTTGCTAAACAGGCAATGGAGGCTAGGCAAGGCTTGCGGCAAATACAGCAACAGCCTATTCAGGATCAACAGCAGCAACAGCCACAAATTCAACAGCCTCAACTTCAGCCCCAATTACAGCAGCAACAACCTCAACAACAGCAGCTTGAACAAGAGCAACAACAATCTCAGGATGAACAAGATCAACAGGAAGAGTAATGGACGACGAATTACAGAACCAATTTGATGATTTGTGGCAAAAGAAATTTGGGTCACATCCGCTGGATAATACTCCACCTATTCAGCAAGAGCAGCAGCCACAAGATGATACCCTAAAGCAATTTGATACTGTAGCTAACCAATCTTTGCCCTATAGGAAGTTAGCTGATCCTGAAAAATATAATACTCAAGCATATAAAGCAGCAGATAAACTTACTGATTATCCTTATAATAAGGTTTTGTCAATGGCGTCTGCTGGCGGGGTTCCGGCAGATCAAAGAGAAGAATTCCTACAAGCTATTCACGAATATGCAGGGCATAAAAAGACTTCTCAGCAAATGGGCGCTCCTAAGGCAATGGCTGTCGGGATGTTTAATCAAGCAGTTGGATTAGGAGAATTTTTTGCCGAGAAAACGGGGTTAGCTCAAGAACCAGAAGATATGCGGAAATTTGAGAAGCATGTAGATGCTGCATGGAGTAAAGCCGATCCCTTAACCAATCCTGATGCTCCTTGGTATAGTCCAAGAAAGATAGGAGTGAGTGTTGCCGAAGCGGCTCCGCAAATGGAAGCAGCTATTGGTGCCGGTCCCATGCTTGCTTTTGGTGCCCCTGCTGCCGGAAAAACATACGATGACTTAATGGAAAAGGGTGTTGCCCCCAATACAGCTAAGGCAGCGGCGGCTTTCAGTGGAGTTGTTACTGGTGCAATTTTTAGCGGGCTTCCCGAGAAAATGTTGCCGAAGGGAATGACACAAGAAGCTTTAGGGAGCGAGCTCGCAGAGAATTTCGTCGCTAGATATGCCAAGACCGCACTCATTCGCGGTCCAGGCACTATGGCTGGTGCACAGGCAGCTAATGAAGCCATACAAGATTTCGCCCAGGGTAAAACGCCAGATGTTCAGCGAATTGCCGCAAATGCTGCACAAACTTGGATGCAATCTATACCAACTATGGCGGTATTGGCTTTACCGGGTGCAGCGATAGAGGGTATCAGCAAGATTGGTCGGCCAGCGGAGGCTCCCCCTCCCCCAGAACTAACCGACACCCAACAGGCTGTTATTAAAGCTGCTGATAGCGGGGTTAAACCGTCGCGTACTCAGGCTAAAGATTGGAATTTGCAAATAGAGGGCGAAAACAATATCAAGAATCGCACAGCGGCTCTACAGAAGGCCGCTGAAGAACATAAGGCCCAAACTGCCCAGGCGGTTCCAACGCAGCCAAAGGCCCCACAAGAGACTACAACGGTTCCTTCTGAAAAGGCTGAAGATATATCAAAAAGCCTTAATGTTCATAAAGATTTGACGGATACTATAAAATCCCAAGCATTAAAATTAAAACCCCCAACTGGAGATAAAACTGAGGTTCTTTATCCGGCGGAAGGAGATAAGCCAGAAGTTAAAGGCGAGTATTTGGGTGATGTTAATGGTAAGCGAGTCATGGCTGTTAATGCCATAGATGTCAATAGGTCTTTAGTTGATAAGAAAGGCGCGGAAGATTTCATAAGTGGAGGTAACCCCCCTTGGTGGAAGGAACTCTTTAAGAATGATAAAGGCCCCAAGGAGAATGAACTCTGGGTAGCGGATTACGTGCCTCCAGAAGAGCTACCCAAGTGGGCGGCACATGAGGCTCTTGAAGAGCATTTGATGAGCAATAAAGGGATGAAGTATGATGATGCCCACCCTGAAGCAAATAAAATGGAGTGGGGCTGGGCCGAGAAAGGTGAGGGTGATGTAAGGAGTGCACCGCCCCCCGTTAACGAAGAAGAGTTTATAAAAGATTTCAAAGAGAATAGCCGACCAGCGGTGAAAATGGCCGATGGCAAAATCTTTGAGGCAGAAGTTAAAGGAAATCACGGGAAAGCCTTACAGAAAGCCAAAGAAGCCGGATATGACGAAAAGGCTTATGTGAATGCAAAATATGGTTGGACATATAAAGGGCAGTTTCTTGATGAGAATGTTTTAGGAAAAGAAGAAGGAGGATATGAAAATCTCACTTCTGAAAATGTTCAGGGAGTATCCGGAACTCCTGGAGGAAAGTTCCCGCGAGCTATTACTGAAATGGCGAAGAAAAAAGGATTTATGAAGTCTGAAGAGGCGGCAGTTCCAATAGAACCTGTTGTAGAGAAGTTAACTGAAGTTCGGAATAAGGTTGGTAACGCTCTGCGAATGGCCGACCCAACAAAAGCACTATCAATCGCTAAAGACTACTCCGAAAATCTTCCTGTTATAGAAGCGGAAAAATATGCCAATGAAGTAAATCACGAATTGGCACGATCAATGGGTCGTAAAAATCTAAAGTCAAAACCTTGGGATAGAATGGCTCTATCCTTTGCGAGAGAGGCTAATGGATCACGCGAGAAGATGCAGGAATTCGTAAATAAAATTGATGCAACACAAGGTAATAGAATAGCTAAAGAAGCGGTTCATATTGCTCAAGATAATCAAGAAGCATTAGATTCTGCTCAGGATCGAATGCTTCATTTCCTTGAGGATCGCCTTATGTCGGAGCAGGAGAAAGGTTTTGATGTAAAGGATATGGGGCCGAATTACTTGCCCCATGAACAAGAAGTAAAGCCAGAATTAGCATTATTGTTTCCAGAAAAAGGATACGGCGGAAAATCGTTTGCACATCAACGTGTATACGAAAGTCTTGCCGATTCCATTGCTGCCGGCATTAAACCTAAAACATTAGATGCGATAGATTTATTTAAGGCAAGGATGCGTAAAGGAATTCGCATGGAAACACAAAAGGAATTTGCGGAAGCTGGTCGATCTATTACAGACCCAACCACCAAGATGCCTTTGATTACTGATTTGCAAGTAAAGTATAAAGATGATCCTGAAGGAAGAGTGGTAGCTCCTAAGGGATATGTAAAGAAAATTGTTAATGGCGTTAAAATGGCTGTTTTAAATGGATATGATGAAAAGAAAACTTATAGTCATTTTACCGATGCCGATAAACACACTATTGACCCAACCACCAAACAACCTGTATTAAAAGATTTAGAAAAAAAACAAATAATTAGCGATAAGGTCGCTCCGTCTGGATACGTGGTTAAGAATATTGGTGGAAATCAAGTAGCTGTGCATCAAGGATATGCAAGTTTATATGATGCCTTAACAGGTGGAAGTGATATTCGCAATTCAACACTTGGCCGTGTGGCTATGACAGGAGTAGGCGGTATAAAACACGGCTTATTGTTATTCGATACCTACCATCTTGGTCGACTTGCATTCTGGACATCTTCGCTTCATCCAACAGCAACTATTATGGGTGAAGCAAGGTATAAGCGTGGGCTTTCCTTGCTTGACAATACCGACACAGAACTGCAGAGGATGGCCCGCGATGGAGATATTCCAAAAGAATATATAGATGGGTTAATGGAAAAGCGCCGCAAACTAGATTTAGGTATCAAGAATGGTTTGAATGTTGGGCGTATCTCAGACAACATTGCCCCTAATTTTTTAAAGACTATGCCAATTATAAAACAAACGGCAGGGGCATATAATACATGGTTATTCGAGCAATATCAACGCGGAGCAATAACAACAGCCTACGATATTGAATTTGATCGTGTAAAAGGAATGCTGCCGGAATTAAATGATAATCAAATTGCACAACGAGTTTCCGGCGATCTTAATACAAGATTTGGTAATCTTGGTTCGCAAGGTTGGATAAAGAGTAATACATTAAAGGATGTCCTTCGGCTAACATTCTTAGCCCCACAATGGAATGAAGGGCTTATAAAATCGGAGTATAATGCCGTTAAGGGACTGGGTGAAACTGCACGATACGCCGCATCCGGCAGACTAGTTTCAAATGCCATAACAAAATCTGTTGTAACTGGAATTGCTGGAACATTTCTTGCTAACCAAATCTTAAATTATATTACTCGTGGAAAGCCCACTTGGGAAAATGAAGAAGAAGGATTCGGCTCTAAAATATCTGCATATATACCTAATCCATTTGGTAAAGGCGGAGTGTTTCTTAATCCCTTAGCCTTGCCTGCTGAAATTACGCATCAAGTTATCGCTCGATTAGAAAAAGACGGGACTCTTCTACAAGCTGCTGCTGATGTTGTGGGGTATAAGGCGGGGCCGATTCCACGGTCCATGCACGCTGCTTTAGATGCTGTACAGAAAGGCGGATCAGATTGGGAAGCAATTAAAGCTGCCGGGAGCGGCCTGCTTCCATTACCGATTCCCGCAAAAGCTGTTGCGGCTGCTGGGAAATCTATTGCTGGTGGAAAAGTTGCAGAAGATTATCCTGGACAAATTGAAAAGCAGTTGATGGCGTCGGCAGGAATAAAAACTGATATGGCTCCATTGCCCGAGAATCGCATATACGCCTTGGCAGATAAATTTAGGAATAGCTATACGAGTAAGACGGGCGTGAAACTGCCGCCAAAGCCGCCTTCTGAGGCGGGCGATTATGCTGAATTAACCCACGCGCTTCGCCAGGGCGATACTAACCGGGCAGATAAGGCAATGAAGGAATTGGTTAAAATAAAAGAAACCCCGGCAATTTATAAACACTATCGACAGTATCCGTTTGAAACCTTTACTGATAGCAAGAAACTGGAATACCAGTTCAAACAAACTCTGAATAAAGAGCAGTTAGGGGCTTATGATAAAGCAAAGGCTGGGCGCATGGAAATTGCCAATAAATTCAGAGATGTATTCACGCCTGAAAAAATTAATAAACTACGCGAATAATAACTTGACAAATACTTTTTTTGAAGTATACTACAGTTATGTTTAAAACATTATTAGCTGCGATACCAAATGTGGTTTGGTGGTGTTTAACATTCCTTATACTAGCTATAGTGGTACTACATTCTAGGGGATGTCTACAACCCAGAGGACGGGTAATCCAACCGAATGTTCCGCCAAGAATTCATCACATTTTAAGAGAGGGTGAACAAGTATGAAGGTTTTATTTACTATATCGCTTATCTATTTACTTATTGGCGCTATACTTACTGGTTTAATAGTCAGACACACTGCCTGTTTTTCACAAATTATCTTTGACATTTTGTTTTGGCCTATTTGGGTATTGAACTATCCGTTTTAGAAGGGAGAATATATGATTGCTTGGATTGTAATCGGAATTGGCGGAGTGTGGTTGTTGTGGCTTGTTTATGCGAATTATTTTCAAACTACAACTACAGCCACAACTACAACCGTAGCGGCGACTACAAACTCAGATTTAACCGATGCAGCAGCGGCTTGTGTTACGCTAACCAGCATTGCTTGGAAGAATAAAAATACAGAGTTGGCCGGAAAGGTTGCGGAGGTCTGGACCCTTATGTCTAAGGTGCCGGCATGAAAGATATTCGCATACCCATTGCTTTACTGGTAATCGGAATCGGTTTACTATTGGGACCGGCAACGCCAGCAATCCCCGATTGGCTAAATCCACTTAATTGGATCGTACATGGTCCGGCAACCGTGGCGATCATCGAGGAAACCGCCGTTCGCTCGACGTTGCCGGCCCCTCAAATTGCTCTTATGGATTCAGTTACATTTCCACAAGAGATACAAAAATCTGGAGGCTCTTATCTTGGCTGCTTCGATAAGGACATCGTTGATCGGGATAAGAAGCCTCCGCAAGATTTAATACCGTATTTGGAAGCGGCTAAAGCAGTGAAGTTGCCGGCATTAGTTTGTAAACGCGGATACAAGATAACGGCTATTCCGCTTCCTGCCGATGAAAAGACAGCGTTGGAGAAATTGAAATGAGTAAATTAATATGCTCTATTATTGGATTTATTTTGGGGATAATTTTTACAATAGGTGCGGAAGTTTTTCTAGCGTGGTATTGGGATTTTAACTCATTAAGATAAAGGTACAGAATGACTATTCATATCCATGATGGAAATTGGGAACAATATGCAAGAGCAGCCCTAAACACTCCAGGACTTTGCGGGGCTTTACCACGCCAGAGTATTTTAGGTCAATTAGAAGGGGTATTGCCTTACGCTGATGTAATGGAGCTTATCCCTGAATCTCAGTGGCCGGCCAGAATGGAAACCATGAAGGGAAAGTTCATTCGCCAAAAGTATGAGAGTTTCAATCCTGCATTACAGAATCAAGGTAATCATCCGTTGTGTTGGGCCTTTTCTCTGGCACAGCATATTGAATGCGTCCGAGCTAAAGAAAATCTCCCTTATCATCAACTATCTCCAGAGTCAATTGCGGGGACTTATAACTTCAGAGACCAAGGTGGGGCATTAGATGATGCCCTTGCTTATATCGCAGCACATGGCGTAGCCCCAAGATCAATGATTCCATTGTATGATCTCAACCCAAAGACGTTTACCCCTGGATGGGAAGTAAAGTCCCTAGACGTTGTGCCGCTTGAGCGATTCGACCTTGGCACAAAAGATATGTGGGCAGAATGCGTAACTGCATTACTATCCGGCGACGCTGTTTACATCGCTTATAACTGGCTGGGTCACGCGATGAACATGGAAGAGTTACAAATGAAAGGAACCGAGATTTGCCCATGGCTTCCTAATACATGGGGTGCAGGGCAAGATATGTTGGTTAGCGGAAGTAAAAAAATTCCTAGTGAAGCTTATGTTGTAAGACAAGTTACTTATTCAAAGTGAGGTTAAAATGTTACCAATTTGGGTGCGATTAGCTATTGGGGTATTTGCAGGCGGGTTATTCTTGGCTTATTACCAAGAGCGAATTACTGCTGGTGATTCAGTAGCGACGGCAATCAGCAAGACTGTTATTGCCTCGCCTGCTGCATTATATAAGTTCGTGGTTGCGTTGCTTACAAAAGCAACAACTACAACGACTACAACTGGAACCGGAACATCTGCAAAGGTAAAATAACTATGTATTCTCTAGCACTTTTTGCAGAAGAGAGTATAAGCCATGCCGCGACTGATCCGGCAGCTTGGGCCAGTCTTGCAAAAGAGACTGGCCCCGTATGGTTATTTGCTATAATTTCTTTTGCGGCCTTCGTATCCTTCGTACTTGGTGCTGGATATTTGCTGTACAAGATAGGCGTTAAGCTGATGGATCGCCTAGACGTTTTCCTTGAAACTATTCAAGAATCCGTAAAAGTTAATGCTAAAGCCGTTGAGGTCCAGGCATCAGTAGGAAATATCATGCTAACTAATGTAGCTAATATGTGTGCTGCCGGAAATGGATTTGTCGATGCCATGCAAAAGATAAGTAAAGAACTAGGAATTGATATTGATTTAGAATGCTCAAAAATTCGTGATAAATTACAAGTCATTACTCGTATAGGATAGGGAAAAACATGAAGAAAAAAACTAAAGGCATTTTGTTGATTGTGTTAATTATAGTAGGGATTATTGTTTTAAGTATTTATGCCTGTCCTAAACAGCAGGCTCCTAGTCCAATTACACCAGTAGTTCAACCAGTAGTTCCGCCGCCGGCCCCCGCTCCGAAGCCCTGCCCTTGTCCCGGACCGTGCAAACCCAAGCCGCCAGTTCCGATTGCTCCGGCGGCTCCGGTCGCCCCACGGTGTCCTGGATGCACTAGCGGGCATTGCCAATGGAGGTAGATAATTTATGAATAAACAAGAAATCATAAATCGAGTTAAAGAAAAAACTCTAATGGGAATGTGTGATGTGTTTATAGATGGATTTATGGCATACCCAATGGCCGGCACCAGGAGTAGAGAAGAAGTAGTTGCCAGTTTCACAACTGGGTACAGCCTACTTAAGCAGGCTTGTAAGAAGCTGGATGATCTTCTTGATGATGATTAAACGACTCCCCGCTGTCATTAGGAAGCGGTTTAGCCAGCCTATATGACTGGCTTTTTTTATTGCAAAGACACCACTTACGAAGCTGCCCGCAAAGAAGGCAACGCTGATTGGCAAGGTCTTTAACCGTGATCTCTTTCCCAAGCTTCATATATTTTCCCATACCATCGTGCCCATTTTGGGCCATGTATGCGCTTTTCTGATCCGTTACATTCATCGGCCATTATATGTGCCCATTCATGTAATAAACTATCCTTTTGTAATATGTCACATTGACCTATATTAATTGTAATATTCCAAATACCACGGTCTTTAAAGACCTTACCACAACAATCTGTTTTTTTTCGTGTTATTTTAACTGGCAAGAGAACAATAAAATGATCTCTAATCCACTTCGTTAATTTACGCCATTTTTGTGTGGTCATATTATAATCCTAAAACAGAAATTGCAACTTCCACTGCTTCTTCGATTGAATCTACACGAAAATTAATTGCTTCACGAACCATCGGATGATCGTGAATATTCCATTTTAGTCCCATGATTACGACTGTGGGGATTCTCTTTTGGTAACACCATGCTAATTCCATTATTGTTCCAATACTAATTTTTTCTGCCCCAAGTAAATGGAATATTACTAAATCAGATGTTGTACAATCGTGAAAATCTCTCGATATGATACCTCGATCTGAGTACATGCAACCGAACTTTTCGTATGATTGTTCTATAGTGCCCATACCCATTAATTTATCCTTTGATCTCATAGGAGAGAGGCATTGGACGATGCCTCTACTATGTTTAAATAAAGTCCAGATTTCCTCTCTCCATGAAGTTGCATTGCTGTGATTCAGTCCAGAAATCGGTCCGGCTAAATAGATTTTAAGCATACTCCTGAATATCTCCATTTCTTTGTATTGCGTGATCTTCCAGTTTAGACGCTACTCTACGATAAAATTCTAGTTTAGCACACTCGAAAGCACTTACTGCTTCTGCTATATCCTTATAACGTAACGGAATACAACTTGCCAATACTCCAGCGACAATTCTTGAAATAATATAATTGACTTCTCCTCCTATAGAATCACTACCCCAGATACCGGCAATTAAAGCGTCAATCAGCAAATCTAATCTTTCGCGTCGCTCTTGTTTAATGTATGGCATGATATTCTCCGTAGGAATCGAGATCATATGCTTTGTCACTTGCTTGATTTTTCTCTTGTTGAGATTTCAACAATTCATGCAAGTATCCAGAAGCGTTAAAAATTATAGCACATAAAGTCTCTTCTTTTGTTATTTCATGTCCATCTTTTATATCGTATATTGGACCAAAACCATCATCTAAAGTCCAGAAATCTATGAAATGACGCCAATGAGAACTTGCATATTCTTTAAGCGGTATCCCCTTCTTCCAATTATCCGATGCTCTTAATTGCCCATCGGATTGTTTACGATGCTGATTCATGTACTCACCATATCGTTTAAACACTAAAGGACTAAAAAATCCTCGGTAATCAGGCTTGCCATCATCAGTATCGCGTGTTGCTCCAGTGGGGAATTTACGCACTAAATTTCCATTATTATCTTCATAAAGATCGCATAAATTTGGTGTGAGATTAGGTGCCATTATTTCCCTTTCTTAATAAGTTGATAAACTTCATAGACTCTGTTGTTTCGCATAGCTTGCCCAACTTTAATCTTTCTGTCTTTAATGCCATCATCAATGCGTTTTCGTGTTGCTGATCTTGATAAGTCTAATAATTTCGATAATTCCGTTATAGTATAACCGAGATCGTTGGGTTGGTTAGCATTCAATGCCTCCCGCCATTCTGATAAAGAAATTTCTGTCATAAATCCTCCACTACTTTAGAACGTCCAATGTCCCAAATCTTGTGCCTTGTGAATAAATCTTCGTCGCCTTGGCGGATTAATGACCCTCCACATTGGGGCGTTGTAACACGACCTCCGGGGATTTTATACGCAAACGGAGTTCGCAATTGCCATCCAGCAGTAACGAAACTAATTCCGTATCCGAGAGCGGTGGGGACTCGTACTTCAATATGGCGGTGTCTGTGCGAACGGACAACGACATCTGGTGGTTCGAGTCTATTTCTCCCAGCTTGTGTATAACTCTCAGTAAGCTCCTTAGTAACTGCTGTTGATTCATAATGGCTGCTTCCTGTGGTTCCTATGTGGTGTGTACAATGTATGAGACCTTTACCAACTCTACACCAAAGCTCCCAATGAGCATATCGGCCCTCTTCATCGGAAATAGCCCCCAGTTGTTCTGCAACGCCCTCTTCATCACAACCGCTTTCGCCAACATGGGCATTAGTTCCGCGAACCATATAGAAGCGGCCCTTACATAACTTTACGATAGGCTTCAATACTGCAATTGCAATACGCTTTTGGTCTTGCAGATTATGGCTGATTTGGGTTGTGGAATTGTGGTGTACCCCATCAATTACATCGCCATTTACGCAAACTGCAAATGGTTCATGGTGTGTGGCTTGCGGCACCCAATCATACCAAAATTCTTGCCACCACGCCCATACCTTTTGTTGTATATTCGATGATATATAATATCCCCCATCATCAAGTTTAATTGGGTCTGGCGGGCAAAGTCCAAGACGACAACCACAATGCAAGTCACTTACTATAACAAGATTGTTAATCTTTTGGGTTTTCTTTTTCGCCATTAAAGGTTCCTTTAAGTTGGTGATATTTTTTGATTGTGCGAATATGTTCTGCTGGAATTTTTGTTCTAAGTTCAATAGCTTCAATTGGAAAGTTATATTGAAGATAATATAAAATTCCCTTTTCTTGTTTATCTGTAATCATCTTTATTCCAACCGTGTAATAGTTAGTATAACTCGTGGAAATTCTTTGTCAAGTTTAAATTCTGGAATTCCCCGATTCATGTGAAGATAGTCGTCATCAGCCACAAGTTTTGATTCTGTAATTCCATCATAAGCAGCCTTAAGCGCGCCCATTGCATTGTCTTGATCTCTTTTTCTTTTATTAGCATGATAAAAAATGGCGCTTACCTTAACTTTCTTCCAAGGAAAAGTTTCAATCTGCTCTGCTTCTATTGCTTCTCGCGCAAGTCGTCGATATTTCTTAGATGCCGCTGCCTTCATCATACGACCACCAAAACTACCAATAGTACAATTAGGCTGCAAAACCTTATTGGGAAGCGGTAATACAATGGTTATTGTTTCGGGAGTCATTACGATTTATTGCGAGCTACAGCTAGAAAAATTAATACTATAGTCCATCCCCAATAACCTTTCATAAAAAGAATACCTGCAAAGTAAGCTGCAATAAGAGCCATTTTTATTTCTTCAATTTACTAAAGTTTTCTACTGTCCAAAATCTAGATCGTCCGGCAACATCTGCTTGAGTTATAATTTCTCCTGCCTCAATGAGATCGGCTATAAGGTCATTGCGTTGTTTCTGATTAGCCCACTGTGAAGCACGTGTTAAATCCCTTTTGTCACAACCTTTTTCGCCTTTCTTTTCAATAATAGAAACTAACTTTCTTTTTTTACTTTCAAGTTCTCCAGCCACAATTTCTGGTACAATCGTTTTCTCAAAATCGAGCAGTAAGTATCGCATGAGTCTACAAGCATAATCGCTAATTGCAGGGGTAATGATGGGGCTATCGAAACATTCTCCGGCAGCGACAATAAGGGAAATGCGTCTAGCATTTTCTTCTCCTTTTGCCCATATACATGCGAGTTGTGGTTGTTCTTTTCCGTATCTGATTGTTTCGTTATCAAAGTTAATAAATATTTTTTCCGCTTCGTTTTCTGTGGGCACAATTAGTTGCGTGGGAGCGGGTTTTGTTCCGCTATTAGTAACATATCCACTCAAACTATGTCCATCGCTTTCTGGCCCAAGTTCCCTGAAATACCAATCATGTACTTTACTAATAATTTCTTGTGGGATTGTAGTTTCAGTTCTACCTCTCATTTTAATTGGGTTGTCGGGCGAACAAAATACCAAACATCGACTTAACCAACCATCCTGGAGTTCCGCGTGGGTAATCCCCGTGGTGAATCTTTCGGCTGTTGACGTTCCATAAATACAGCAACACGGTTGTATAATCGTTCTTTGTTTGCCTTGCTCGGCATATTCTTTGCCGCAATAACTACTGCCGGCGGCAGAATACAATTTCATAAGCAAAGATACAACTTGAGCAAGATGCCGACTCGCTCCCGATTTTATATGAGTTAGCAGGTGCCCGATTTCATCCCACATAAAAAGCGTAGCTTCTACGCGGCTCATTCGATCCTCAATTGCCGAATCAGAGGCAATGCTGTCGCCACCAAACATCGGCAGGCATCCCGACTCCATCCCCAGTCGCCGAATCTGGTTCATTGCATGGGCCTTCCCCGCTGACGAAGCAGCCACTCCCATACAATACAGATTTGTTCGGCTCCCGAGGGAGTCTCTTAATTTCCGCCCGAATAAAGCTCCCAAGAAGGCTAAGGCACAAGCAAGGGTTAGAAAGGGTTGTTCTTTCATAGATGTTAAGTTTATCCACGAGCAAATTTCTCCTAATAACCCAGTTGGTTGGCAGAGAAAGTCGAGTTCAACTTTTTCTATCACATCTTTAGAATATGTAAAAGTACTATTCTTCCATTCTCCACTAGTTAATTTTTTATCTGTTAATTCAATTAACGCCTTTACATCAATTATACTTGTATCAACTTCTTTATGAAAATCATCTTTCAATAACCATCCGGGTTGTTGTTGCGGAGTTAATTTTCTAGCCTCAGTAATCTTCCGACAAAAATCTTTTTCATCTTTTTGATTACTGAAATCCCACGGCGGGATACATCGTGGGTTATATTCTCTGGATAAAAGATCGCAGGCTTGTCCATCTGAAAGCTGGAAGCCATGAACCATTGCCGTCGCCGCCCAAAGCAACTTGTCGTGGCCGGCACAGCCTTGGATAGCTGGATCACATTGGGCAAGGTAAAGACTTGCGCGTTGTAAAATATTCAAAGGTGCAGGCACCACAGAGACTTCACGTTTCGCCGGAGCGTCATTACTAGCCCACGGTGCCCGCACAACAGGTCGCATAAAATCAGGGAATTCCGCTAATTCCAATTTCCAAGGATCACAGCCATCATCCCAATTATACCTCCCGCCATTAGGATGTATACTAGGCGAGATAACAATGTAATATCCAATACCACGAATATCAATGCCAGGACGGAAACTATTGCGATTTGCAGGAGGATTTTTAGTTTTAAATAAGGCATGAAAACCGCCTCTTGGGGTAAGTTGTTTAACCGTTTCTGGTAATGTTGGAAATTCTTTTAGCGATTCAATTCCATTAATACTTTCATCTGCCGATATATCTACGTCAATAACATAAACTCCGCTCTTTTCCCCACAAGCTAAACCGATATTGGCATTAGGCCACTTGGCCCACCATGCTCTTATCTGGTCATAGTTTGTAGTAGCATCTTTTACGCCATGTTCGGTAAGCGGAACCTTTTGCTTAGGAACAAGCGGAAATATCGCCCATCCGATGTTGGCGTAGTTTAAGGCGACTTCTAAAAGTTGATTCAATTTATAGCCTTATTGTATCCAATTATTTGAAAATACTTTCCTTTGCGGATTACTGTAATGGTTTTTGTGTAGTCGAGGATCGTTTGCGACGCGAACATATTTTGGAGCGCATCGTTGACTGTGATCTTGTTTTTGTTTTGGAACCTTTGCTTCCACCACGTCTGGGCAATCTGTCCGGCTTCTCCGGGGTGGTCGAGGCAAACCCATTCTCGAAAGACGCTAAGGCCGCATCGGTATTTGATTCGGAGAGAATCTGGCGAAGCTGGTTTAATATGTCTTTCGACGTATACAGTATTAACGGCGAAGGTTTCTGGTTCAATTGAGAGGATGTTTTTGCCACTGGCTTTTGTGCCGTGCATTCGGCGTTCTCGTTCAACCTGTTCAAGTCGATCAACTTCTTTGCGAGTAAGTTCTGTTCCGCACGCCGGGCAAATCCTAATAGCCCTAGAAAAACTTTCGCGGCAACTTTGACACGTTGCCATAACCACTCGTTGATTTTCGCCAAGTAAATCAATAGGCCCATGTTCATCAATACACCCACCGAAGTCCAGCACAAGACAATGGTTTTTTCCAGGGAATAGTCGTAATCCGCGACCAACCATCTGAGAAAATAAACCAGCAGACAAAGTTGGCCGAAGCAATACAATACAGTCAATATGCGGAGCATCAAATCCCTCCGTTAAAACATTTACATTGCAAATAGCACGAATTGTGCCATTACGAAAATCTCGTATAAGTCTATCGCGTTCGTGCTGCTTGGTTTTCCCCGTAACAAACGGGGCATAGATATTATGTTTTTGTAATTCATGAGAAACTTTTTCGCAATGTTCTATATCTACACAAAAGAAAATTGCTGCCCGACGTTTTTCGGAGGCTATAATTCTAACGGCTTCTGCAATTGCTCCAGAGATGATTGATTTTTTATTGGTTGCTTTTGCAAGCGAATTAGTGATGTAATCTCCTCTGGAGTTATGTTGTACATTTTGCAAATCAGGTATAACTGTTCCAACTTTTGAACGCAAGTTGCACAGGTATCCGTCATTGATAAGATTTGTGATTTTTGCTTCATAACACATCTCGTTTAAAATGTGGTCCTTGTGGCATATTGGGCCACAGCCCATACGAAAGGCTGTTGCTGTCCATCCTATAACCCGTAAGTTCGGATTGAATCTCTTGCACCCCTTAATAAAAGTTCTATATTTTCCTTCACCGGAAGGCGGGATTCTGTGAGACTCATCAACAAAGATAAAGTCAAACGGCTGAAATTCCCCGGCTTTTTTATAGATTGAGTCAATTGAAGCAAAGAGGACCGGAGCTTCGTAGTCCCGTTTTCCAAGACCCGCAGAAAAGACACCAACTTCTGTTCCGATATTTCTAAGCTGTCTGGCATTTTGTTCTACTAATTCCTTTCTATGGGCAAGAATACACCCACGTACATTAGGCGATTCTTTTTTCCATTTTTCAATAACTGCTGCCATCACAACTGACTTGCCCGATCCGGTCGGCAGCACAATGCACGGGTTAGTTTCTTTTGTGCATATATGTGTGTGTAGTGCTTCTATTGCTTCTATTTGATAGGGGCGAAGTTGCATTATCCTTTTCCACGATTATATCTTGCGTCAGTTTCTTTGTAACCTTTTTGGATTATTACGGGCGGAGAGAATTTCTTATCTGCCGGTCCACCACATTTCGGACATTCGACTACTTGGCTTCCCTTACCGTAATGATGTTTTTCAAACTCTAACTTGCAATCATTACATTCATATTCATAAATCGGCATAATTACCTCGCAACCGGAATCTTATCTTCTGGATTTTCCTGTCTCCCTGAATCACTTAATGAACTTACATCTTCTACTAAGATAGCATCAATTTCCTTAAGGGATGGACCGGCAACTGATGGATCAATGGCCCATTCAATTTTGCTATCGCAAGCCCATTTATGAATACGGCGGATAGGCACAATAAAATTAAAGCCTTGTAGTTTTTGAACACCTTGGGTAAGCATCCCAATGTATTCTCCGGTTTCTGCGAGGAATACACCGCCGCCTGAAGAACCTGGAAAGGCCGTTACGGTCGTTTGGTCGAAAACCTTACTTTCGGCACCCCTGCCGGACAGAAGTCGGCCTGTTTGCGACATAAGGCCGCTGGTGAAGCTGTTTGCCCCAAACTGCCCAAGTAGACTTCCAACATGAACTAAGCTAATTCCGATTGGTGGAATATATTGCTTGTCAAGTTTGAACTTTACACATACGGTTGTTGGGTAGGCATTCTTTCTACGAACCATAAGTAATGCCAAATCCTCCCCATAGTCGGCATCAGATACCTTAATAACCTTAGCATCATATTTAACTTCGCCGATTCGCCGGCCGTCTTCTTGCATTTCTTGGATAATTTCGGCGTCCCTGTAAGCAATCAAAGTTTTCGTGGTGCCGGCAATAACAACTGTTCGCAAAGAACGAAGCCCAGAAACAACATGCCCCGCCGTCCACACAAACGTAACATTGTCATCGCCAATTTTTCGCGTTATAATAGTTCCTGAGCCTTGGACATTTCCGGCTTTGATCGTAACGCTTACGGTTTGCAGATCATCGGGAATTCCCGCCCATACCCGAGTCGCCGCCAATATTAGAATTACTGTTATCGGAATCCTCATCTTTCCAAACCCTTTCTACGGTTGCGTCAAAAACTTCTTTGACTTTTAATATAGTTAGATTAATTAATTGTTCAGGAGATAATTGCATTAGTTCTTTTGTAGAAAAACTGTTTTCTCCCCCACATCTCCATGCTTTTTTATCACTATTGTTTTCATATACAATAGAATCATTTTTATAATCCACCGGAGTTGCAAAACTAATCAACCCTGGCAAGACAAGGTGATCGTTGCAAGCTCTCGATTGGTCAGCAGGAGATAGCCCACGTTTATGTTTTTCACATTTCCAACAAGCATTGCCGTCCACTGTGGCCGTAGCATGACAGCATTGTCGGCAGTTTATGGCCGGGACCGGGAGAGCAGACTTTCCGCCTCCCCAGCAAATCTCTTTTGCATCGCAATAAGAACATTCATAATAATCTGGTCGAGAAGCGCACCGATCCGGTGGTTCCGACGAAGTAATTATCCTCTCGGCCCTTTTTATTAAAGCATCAAATTCTTCTTTATTAAATTGTATTCTTTCACTATATAAGGAGTCATCATCTTTATTGGACACTAAATATAATGCCCTTTTCATTCCCGAATAGCCCATATAGCACGTCATCTGACAATAGTGAGTAGGTTTTGCCTTTTTTACTCCTTCTTTTTTTAACTTCTGGAATAATTTATCATTGGACGTTTTAAATTCCAAAATCGTCCATGACTTCTCGCCGCCGGGAACCCCTAGCGCACACCCATCCATGTGTCCCGAAAAATGCCCTCCAAAATCGCTAAATGCAAACTGATTACCGGATTCATCTTTATCGTGAACCTCACAACCTATTGCTCGTAATTCTCTAATAAAACGGGATTCAGCTAAATCTCCTGTCTCAAACAAACGATAGAGTCGCCCCGAAAATTCCGATTTACAACAATGCTTAAATTTATACCATAATGCACGTTCACAAGGCCCCCCTATTTCTGACATTCCAAGATATTGCCGGAACTGTCCTGAGTCTCCGCGATTCTTGTGATAGGCATAAATGGCATCAACCACAGGCGAATTTTCGGGGAGATGTTGAGTAATGTCGGTCATTCTTTTTTAGCTTTTATTGAAACCGCGATTTTCTTCGGGGTAACCTGGACGTATTGAGAAATAATACCAAAAACATCTTGTCGATTGGCTTTAATCCATTCATAACCAACTTCATCAAGACTATAATTTGTTTTGGATTTTATAGGAGGTGGAAAATCAGTAATGGTTTTTGTGTAGTCTGTGTCCCAAGTCTTTTTTATTCCTTCTATATCTGCTTTATACAATAGCCCCCTCTCAACGGTTATTTTCGTTCCGTCCTCAAGCGTAGCTGTTTTTGATCCGCGTTCGGGGCCGGGAATTAGGGCGGCAACGGCTTCTTCGGCTTCGATCCTCTGCATCTTCGCTAACTCTTCATCACTTTTCATAGAACGAAGATAAGCAACTGCATTTTCTAAATTACCCATTTTAAGTTGGCCTCCAATTCTCTCTATAATACACGGCCTGTGCCATCCATGTAGTCTCTACTATAGCAAGTAATACACTACATGCAAAGGACCACCAAATCGCATAATAGTAGTAGAAGAAACACCCCCATATCGTCCATGCCCATAAGTGTATGATTTGGAAAATCGAAATACCCTTTGTAGTCTTGTCTCTTGATGTTTTTACAATACTTAAAATACAGCAGATAGAAGCCGTAAACAAGAAGCAACTATTTGTAAAGTCTGGTATCATAGAATTCTCTTCGTTAAGGGCGATAGCAAAGAAACTAGGTGTCCTGTTGCGTTTTGCAGTTAGGCCGAGACGCCTCTCGGTCAGCTAGTTTCTTTGTCATCGTCCGTGACGACATGGCTTTAAGTAAGCAGCGAATTCAATCCCTCCACATCTACCTCTTTCTTCTTGCGTTCATAGGGTACAAGGTTGACACCAGCCTTACGAAGTTTAGAGGCACGGGCTTGAACGGAAGTTTCTTTCAATCCCGTTGTTGCCGCAAGCCCTTCATAAGAAACGCTTGCAACGTAGGATTTTACAAAATCTTCATCAGACACTTGAACTTTACTCATGGGTTCTCTCTTTCTTAAAAACGGGAATAGATAGTATAGGTTCATAATCATCGCATCCAAGGCGGCTTGTTGCCGGTAGAGGGTGGGTTGGCGGCTTCCGCAAGCCTAGCTTGGTTAGCTTGTGGATTAGGTTCGTTGGTTTTGGTTTGGAAATTAGGCTGCCCTATAGGATAACCCGAGTTGTTTGCATAGGGGGCGGGATTCGGATTTTGAGTTAGGGTTGAATATGTCCTAATTTCGTTTCGATCATCTTTGACCTTAACATGAGCAAGACATGTTTTATTGACTAATTGATTGGTATCAGAAATAGCTGTTAATCCAATTGCTTGTCCCAATGCCGCAAGGGTTCGCAAGCCAATATCAACGCATTGCGTCGAGGGATTGGCAATGTTGATGTTATCAAATAGTTTGCGATTTTTGCCGGGGCCATCTAGGATGGATAAACACAATGCAATGTAATATCCTGTGCCAGATTTTGTTTGTCTAACTTCTGCCTTTTCAATTAGTACCGGATACTTGTCGGGTGGCAGTACCTCAAAATCTCCTTGTGGTTCGAC